AGCACCGTCCAGATCGGCGTGTCGGAGGCGTCTTCGCGGGTGCGCTCATCCACCCGGCGCTTGATGTGCAGCGGCAATGTCGCCACAGCACCCGAGATGATGCGCACACAGGCATAGACGGCCGCCACCCGCATGGCGCTGTCGGGCGTCACCGCAGCCCCCGAGGCGGTCACCGTTCCCGAGCGCAGCGCCTCTTCCAGCTGCTGCGCCGTGGTGATGACGATCCCGCCACCCGCATCCTGGAACGACGCGCGCGGAGATGCGGCCGGCGGTTTTGCGCCGCCGAACCAGTTCGACCAGAATGCCATTGGGTTCTTTCGTCAGCTCTTTACAGCATCAGGATGCCGCGGGTCTCATAGACCGAGCGGCCGGCATTGACGTCGCGGGCCAGCGCCCGCCCGAGCGCGTTGCAGATGGCGACAATGCCGTCGATGCGCTCTCTGGAGCGTTCCTTGTCCGGCTTGATGTTGCCGGCCGGATCATGGCGCACGGCAACATTGGAGGCGTTCCATCGCAGCACGGGATGGCCGCCATGCCAGAGCGAGCGTGACACCGAAAGCCGCTCCAGCTCCGCCGTGGGTGCCGCCATGGACAAAAACCCTTGTCCGAACTGCACCAGGTTCAAGCCTTCATCCTGCAGATGCTGGACGATCTCGCCGGCAAAGGTGCGATCATAGGACAGCTCCCGCAGATCATGGCGTGAGGCCAGCTCCAGTATCTCGGCCTCGATGAAGGCAAAGTCGGTGGCATTGCCGGGTGTCGCGGTCAGGAATCCCTGATCACGCCAGACGTCATAGGGCACGCGGTCGCGCCGCACACGGCGGACTATGTCGTCCTCGGGAATCCAGAACCGGCAGGTGACGATCCATTTGTCGGCAAGCTTTCCAAGCGTTTCATCCAGTGTCGGCGGGAAGACCAGCACGAAGGCCGACAGATCGTTGACGCGGGCAAGATCGAGCCCGCCATAGCATTCACGCCCCAGCAGCTTGCCTTCCAGTTCCTCCAGTTCGTGTTTGACGATGCGCCAGTCGGTGGCAGCTGGCAGTCCGCCTTCCTCCCACACGCTCATGTCGAGCCAGCGGGTGACCTGCTCGGTCCATTCGTTGAGGCGCAGCCGGCGGATCGCATTCTGCTGCGCCGGCATTTCCCTGGCCTCGTCGATCTGCCGCTTCAGGTCATCCAGCTTCACCGTCACGCCAAGGCTCGGATTGGCCTTCACCCAGACCTTTTCGTCGGTCCAGTCGTCGCTCTCATCGATGGTGGCGATATAGGCAAACCAGCTATCCGACGATTCCGTCGGCACCGTGCCTTCCAGCGCCTTCACCGAGAACTCGTGATGCTGGCGGCAGACCGAATGGCGATCATAGCCGGCCGTCGTGATCTCGAAGATCAGCGGCTGGCGCCGCGCACCGGTGGCGGTGTTCAGCTTCTGGATGATCTCCGGTCCCGGATGTTCGTGCACTTCATCGACGGCCGCAAAATGGATGTTCAGCCCGTCCATCTTGCTGGCGTCCGCCGACAGCGGCCTGAACCAGGACGAGGTCGGCAGCACGGCCAGATTGTTCACCGTGCGTGTGATCCTCGATTGCAGCGCCGAACTCGCCGCCACCATGCGCTCGGCCTCGCCAAAGACGATCCTGGCCTGATCGCGCGTCGTTGCCGCCGAATACACATGCGCACCGGGCTCGCCATCGGCGATCAGCGCATAGAGCGCCGTGCCGGCCAGAAGCACCGACTTGCCGTTCTTCCTTGCTACTTCGACATAGGCGGTGCGAAACCGGCGCAAACCGTCCTTGCGCTTCCAGCCATAGAGCGAGCCGACGACGAACTGCTGCCAGCCCTGAAGCACGAAGGGCTCGCCCGCCCATTCGCCGGTCGAGTGGCGCAGATGGCCGAAGAAGTCGATCGCATGACGTGCCGCAGCGCCATCCCAGACCAGGCCGCGTTTTACCCCCACCTTCAGGTCCGCGAGGTGCCGCTCGCAGGCCAGACGCACGAGCCGGCCGGCGACGATCCGGCCGCCAACCACCGCACGGGCATAGGCTGTAACCGGACAGGGTGGTGCTTTCCTGCCGCTCCCGTCCAGTGGGCGCGAAGCACGGGAACTAGGCTTTGCGGCCACGGTTCAGGAACTCCTCGAACGGATCGCTCGTCTCGGCGGGTTCCGCCATACGGATGCGCGAGCGGCTGGACGGCGTCAGTCCGAATTCGCTCTCGATCTGCGCCATCTGCGCCAGGCACTTGTTGGCCACAGCCAGGAACGGGTTCTGGATGATGTTGTCATTCGACGTCTTCACCACCGGCCCACGGCGCTTCACTTCCTGCTCCGCCTCCAGCCAGCGTCGCCAGATCACGACGTAGCGGGCGAGTGCGCCGGCATCCAATTCCGTCATGACACCGTGGCGGGCAAGCAGTTCCGCCATTTCGGTGAACTTCAGCTTGGCGGCTTCATCGAGATGGTCAGGCGGTTCGGGCGTCGCCACCACCGGCTTCGGCTCGGCCTTGTTCAGGCGATGCGGACGGGCCGTGCCCTTCACCAGCTTCAGATGTGTCGGCAGCGGCTTGCGTCCCGCCATGTCAAAACTCCCTGCGCCAGCGTTGCAGCGGCGCCGGCGTCAAAAACAGCAACAAAATGATCGTCTTATCCGGTTGATGATCTCGTCGTTCAGAGCATGACTGTGATTGCCAGGATGAAGGAAACAGCCATGACGAACAGCAACCAGTCCAAGACCCGAGCCACAGCCATCGACGCCTTCCTCGCCGCGAAGTTCGAGATCGACGCCATGCTCGAACGCCTGTCGGCGCTCAGCGCGGAGCATTTCGACACCGACCCCGACGAGATCGACTGGGGCCATGTCGGCACGCTCGAGCACTACCGCAACAAGCTGCGCGAGATCACCGACATGGCGTTCCGCGAAGGCGAATATGCCGAGTAGCGCCAACCTCTCCGAAGCCTGCCCGCCGCAAGGCGGGCTTGGGGTCGTAGAAGGGCCGCGATGGGCGCGGCCCCGATCAAGGAGACGACCCCATGACCCAGATTCAGCTTTCCGACGCCCAAGCCGTCATCCTGTCCACCGCCTGCGCGCGCGAGAACGGGGCAGTGTTCCCCGTCACCGCCAGCCTCAAGGGCGGCGCTGTCGGCAACGTCTGCAAGAGCCTCCTGAAGCAGGGGCTGATCGAGGAAATCGCCGCCACGGACCTCGACACGGTCTGGCGGCACGACGAAGAACGCGGCCCGATCACGCTGCGCGCCACTCCGCTGGCCTACAGCACCCTTGGGATCACGGACGAGCAGACCGACACCCCGCAGGCTGAAACGCTGACCGCCCCGGTCCAGCGCCGGAAGGGCACCAAGCAGGCAACGTTGATCGCCATGCTGCAGGCGCCCGACGGCGCGACCATCGAAGAGATCATGGCCGCGACCGGCTGGCAGTCGCACACGGTGCGCGGTGCAATGGCCGGTGCGCTGAAGAAGAAGCTTGGTCTCGAGGTCAGTTCCGAGAAGGTCGAAGGACGTGGGCGGGTCTACCGGTTGCCTGCAGCCTGACGCCGCAGCTCTCATCCTGTCACGGCCGTCGCCCCGATGGGGCGGCGGTTGCCTCGTTGGCGCTCCGCATCCGGATGACCTCGAACACCCGCCGCAACGTAAAGCTGCGCGCGATCGATACCGCGGTGAAGATCACGCCGATCACCATGTTCTCGGTTAACGTGACGGTAAGCTCGAACAGCGGTAACACCAGCACCTGCGTCACCACGGCAATGCCGTAACCGACAACGACGTTGGTGAGCGATTCCACCAGCGACATGGTGCGCGATTGTTTCATGCCGCCTTGCGTTTCCTGCGCCTGACGCTGGTCGCCTCACAGGTCTCATGACTGGCGACATCACTGTCAGTGTCGCCGCCCAGCCGCTCCGTTTTCACCGCAGCAAATGTCCTCCCGTCGCCATCAAGGATCACATCCTTGCCGGTTGCGGTCTGCCAGCGCTCGATCGCAACATCGACATAGGCTGGGCTGATCTCCATGGCGTAGACGCGACGGCCATTGGCTTCGCCGGCCATGATCTGTGAGCCGGAGCCCGAAAATGGCTCGTAGCACAGCCCGCCGCGCGTAACATGCTGGCGCATCGGAATGCCGAAGGCGTCGAGCGGCTTCGGCGTCGGATGATCCGGCCGCTCCTCCTTGGCAAAACTCGGCAGCAGCC